CCGACCTGGGGTGGTCGGGTGGGTAGGGCCCTGGGCCGAAACGTGGGGGCCACGCGGGGCAGCCGAGGGCCCGCAGGGCCAATCGCCCTGGCAACCAGCCCGCGGGCCTGTGCAGGCGACAGCCGCAGCGTGGGTGCCCGCACGTGGTCTCGTCGCGCCGGAACCACAGGCAGGCCTGGCATTGTTCGGCCAGAATCGCCTCGATTTCCTCGCGGGTTCGCCTGCCGCGGAGATCTGCGGGAGCCAGGGCTTGGCGGGCCAGGTCCTGAGCCAGGTGGACCAGCCGGCGGCCGATCCCGGGGCGGGCCGGGCGGGTGCCGGCTTGACGGCCGCAGCGCTCCAGGTCGATCACGCTGCCGGCCGGCCAGCAGGCGCCGCAGACCTGGCACCTCAGCCCGCCGGCGAATCGCTCGAGTCGGCAGGCCATGGTCACACCTGGAGGGCCCCGCACAGCGAAACCTGGCTCACCACCACCCCATCGGTCAGCGTGGGGTGGCCCCCGCCGAACCCTGGCAGGCAGAGCTCGGGCAACACGCGGACGATCGCCGAATAGTTAAACGCGGCCCCATCTTCCGTGCAGTGCGGGGCCAGGAAGGTGCCATAGAAGATCGTGCAATAGGGGGCGCTCCAGGGACCGTTCACGGTCACGATCGGCCCGAAGCCGCCCAGTTGTCCCCGCGCCACCAGCCGCACGTGCGTCTGGGCGCCCTCGGCGGCCGGTGGGTTGTCGACCTGCAGGTAACACTCGAGCGCGCAGGAAAGGAAGGCTCCGCCGAGCACCGGGTTGGTCAGGGCGGCCGGTGCGCCGCCGGTCACGCTCAGGGTGCCACCGCTCGGCCCGGTGCGGGTGAACGTCGCTTTGCCGCTTCCACCCGGGCCGTGCCAGGCAATCGCCTCCAGGGTGCCGCCGAGGCGCAGATTGCCCAGCACCCGCGTATAGTTGCTAAAGCGCCAGGCATCGAGCTCGGGCTGGCCGCTCCCGGTGCGGCAACCGCCGCAGTGCAGCACGCGGGTGTCGGGGTCGACGAGCACGGCGCCGAATCCGCCGGCCAGAATCGCGACGGTGCCGGCGTCGAGCGCAAAGGGGTTGCCGTCGAAATCGCCGGCCGACCAGGGACCGCTCACTCCGAACTGGAGGTTGCCCAGGCCCGACTGGGGCGTCGGCGAGCACAGCTCCGGCGGGTTGCAGCAGCAGCCCAGGTTGAAGAACCCGGGGCGGGCCGAGGCCGGTCGCCGGCGACGCCTGGGCTCCTGCTCCCGCCGCGCGCTCACGTGGAACACTCCGCCGGTGAGCAATACCACTCGTCGCCGATCCGCCGCAGCAGCACGCGCGTGCCGCTGGCCGCGTCGGGAAACCGGTTCAGGGCCTCAACCGCCAGCGGCACCCCCTCGATCACCACGGGCTGGTCGTCCCCGGCCACGCGGGTCCAGAGCTGGACCTGCCCGGTCTCCCCCTGGGCGATGGCCTCGAGCGTCTTGCCCTCGAGCCAGGTCACCGGCTCGGGATACACCAGCACCCGCGGCGGGTCGCGCTCCAGGTCGACGGCCCCCAGCGTGCGGAAGCCTGGCCAGCCGGCCGACAGGCGGGGCTCAAGCGGCTGGGGGCCCAGCGTCAGGTGGATGGCGGGGTCCGCACCCAGCTCCTCGTCGTAGAGCGCCCACGCCGGACCCGACAGCGTGGCCCGGCCGAACTGGCCGACCTCGATCCAGTCGAGCACCACCGCCAGGGGCCACCGCCAGAAGGTGCCGACCGAAAAGTACGTCGCCGCAAATCGCCAGGCCCGCGTGCCATCGCGGCCGACCAGCTCCGAGCTCACCTCCACAATCGCCCCGGGCTCGAGCGCTTCGCCCGCGCCGTTTTGCACGGCGATCCAGGGGACCAAGGGCTGGCCCGTCGTCGCCCCGCCGCCGGTCTGTTCCGTCTCGCGCCACGGCTCGCGCTCGGTGGTCACGACCGCCTCGCGAATTCTCCGCAGGCTCTGGCGATCGAACTGCTGATACCGCACGCGCACCGGCCCTCTCTTCGTGCTCAGGGTGTCGGGGGGTTTGCCGGCAGGGCTGCTGGGCCTCGCTCTATCCGTCGGCCGCCTCGCGCACGGTCACTACCACGACCAGGTCGGCGGCCGCCGTGCCGCTCGAGCCGGCCGCGGTCAGGCTCAGCAGGAGCACGTCGCCGGCCTCGTAAGCGCTGCCCACGTCGAGCGAGGCCGAGAGCACCTGCCGGTCGGCCTGGCCCGAGTCGAAGACGACCGGAGCGGTGAGGATCGTCGCCGGCGGAGTGGTCTGGTTGCCCTTCCCCAGGTCGACGTCGAGCGAGTAGTCGCCCGTCGGCGCCGCGAGCAAGGTCGCCTCGACCGCGATCACCTGGCCGGCCGCGCGGGCCAGGTAGCAGGGCAGCACGGCCGTGGCCACGTCGCCGGCGACCGTCGCCTGAAGCGCGTGCTGGTGCTCGAGCTTGGCCGCCGCGATCGCCGCGTCGGCCGCCACGCTCGCGTCGACCACGGCGCCGGCCGTGGGCACCAGCCGCTCGGCCGAGACCACCCCCCGCACCAGCAAGTCGCCTTGAATCGTCGATTGACCCATCGCGCGCACGCTCCTTTCTGCTTGGCCTACGCCACGAAGCCCGAAAAATCCCGCTGCTCACGGACCCGCCGCGGGAGCGTCACGAGCTCCGCCAGCGGCGTCCCGTCGTCCTCGGTCCAGGCCGTGCCCGCTTCGTTGATCGGCACCGGCCGGTCGATCGTCGTGTGCCCGTCGTTGACCCGCACGGGTTGCTGGTCGCGATCGAGCACATAGGTGCCCACGTTGTAAAAGTCGACCTGGTCCTGCCGGGTGGCCGAGCTCGCCAGGTGGGTCTGCCAGGTCCAGAAGGTGACCCCGTTCTCGGTTTGTTCCGGGCTCGAGTCGATCTTTGTGCAGACCAGGTGGCCCGCCGGGTAGGTCACGCCGCCCAGCGTCAGGGCCGCGTTGTTGGTGCTGCCCACGAACTCGTCGTCGGCGGGCCCGGGGAGCCGGTCGAAGTTCCGCTCGATCACGTAGACGCCCCCCTGGTCCTCGACCGCGAATGGCGGCTCGAAGAACTCCCCGGCGGTGCTGGCCAGCTTTTCGCCGTCCAGATCGAGGAACAGGGGCCGCTCGCGGGGCACGGTCTGCCGCGAGATCTTCGCCGGCCGGGCCAAGGGGTTGCGGTGGTTAAGATCGGGCGGGTTGGTCATTTTCCAGGTGGCCGTGGCGCCCCAGTATTTTTGCGCGCCGTCGTCGGAGAGCAGGTCGACGTCCAGTGAGTCGAGCCAGGCCTGTGGGTTGCCTGGGTGCTGCGCGGGGATCGCCGCGTTGCAATACGCGGCGACCTCGGCCTCGTCGTTGACCCAGGCCTCGGCTTCCAGGCGGTAGTGCCGGGTGTAGACCCAGTCCCCGGTCGCCGAGAGCTTGGCCGAGGCCCGTTCGTACGATTGGCCGAAGGTGATGACCGAGAGCGGCACGGCGGGGGTCCTTTTAGATGCTCACGGTTTCCACGACCGGTGCGGGCAAGGCCGCGATCTGGCGCAAGAGCGCCGTCTGGCGCTTGGCCTCGGCCAGCCCCTGGTCGAGCCGTCCGGCGTCGACCCCCGAGAGCAGCCGCAATTCGCCCAGCGTGCCCGAGCCGACCTCGATCGCCTCGGTGCTGCCGCCGCGGCCGCCGCCGCCGCGGGCCTCGGCCCCGCCCTGGCGCTGCGTGCGCGCTTGGGCCTCGGCCTCGCGCTGGGCGTCGCGCTCGGCTTGGCGGTCGGCTCGCGAGGCCTCGCGCTCGGCCTGGGCGGCCTCTTGGTCCGCCTCCCGCTGGGCCTCCTGCTCCGCCTCCAGGGCCTCGAGCTGCGCCCGGGCCGCCTCGGCTGAGGCGAGCTGGGCGTCGGTCGCGCCGCGGAGCCGGAGCTCATAGAGCGCCGCCGCTTCGGCCGTCAGGCCCCAGGTGTCGACCTGGGTCCAGAGCCGCTCCGTCAGGGCCTCGACGTCGTCGCCCAGTTTTTCCAGCGCGCGGGCCTCGAGCAGCTCGTTGGTCAGCCGGAGGGCCTCTTGATAGTCCGCCTCGGTGGCGAATTGCCCCTCGAGCTGCGCCTCGTAGAGCGCCGCCGCCTCGCTGGTCAGGCCCAGGGTGTCGATCTGGAGGGCCAGGCGGTCGATCAGCTTCTGGCCTTCCTCGGCCGCCTTCGCCGCCGAGGCGGCCTCGGCCGTTTCTTCTTCCGTCAGGTCGTGCACGGCCGCGGCCGCCGCGGCGGCCGCCGCCGGCACCTGGCCTTCCGTGCCCAAATACTCGGCCACCCGGCCGGCGTTGTCCCAGGTCGCCTGGGCGTGTTCCTCCTGGGCCACGGCGCTGGCGTGGAGCGATTCGGTCACGTCGCCGAGCGTGTCGTCGAACACGCCCCACGTGCTCACGTTCAGCACCCAAGCGCCGGCGGCCCCCAAGTCCATCAAGGCCGACGAGGCGAGCTCGACGATCGCGTGAAACTTGTCGTAGACGAAGGTGATCGCCCCGAACGCCGCTTCCGCGACCGTGGCCACTCCCGAGGCGATCGCCGCCAGGGGCTCGGCGGCCTCCGTGCGGCCGAAACCCTTGATCGTTTGCCAGAGCCGGTCAAACCGGTCGCCCGTTTCCTCCAGACTCGCCGCCGTCTCGGTGCTCATCGCCAGGCCGGCCTTGGTGAGCGCGGCCTCGGCCTGGTCGATCGCGGCCGAGCCGCCGAGAACCAAGGGCGCGAGCTCGCCCCAGCCGCGGCCCAGCAGGGCGGCGCCGGCCGCGGCCCGCTCGGCCGGGTCCTCGATCGCCCGCAGGCCGTCGGCGATCGCGCCAAACAGGTCGGTGCCCGAGAGCCCGCGGAGCTTCTCGGCCTCGAGGTTGACGGCCCGGAAGGCGGCCGCGGCCTTGGCGTCGCCGCCCTGGGCCTGGCCCAGCGTTTTCAGGGCCCGGTCGATCCCGCGGGTGGCCGCGTCGAGCGAGGTGCCGGCGAGCTGGGCGGTTTGTTCGAGGGCCTGCAGCTCCGGCACGCTCGAGGCGGTCCGCTGGCCCAGCTCGGTCATCTCGCTGGCCCAGTCGATCGTCGCCTTGGCCCCGGCCACGATCGCCGTCACCGAGATCGCGCCGGCGAGCTGCGGTCCCAGCTTGCGCATCGCCGCCCCCAGCCCCTTGCCGGCCCGGTCCAGCGAGAGCAGACTGCCCTCCGACTTCTTCAGCTTCCGCTCGAAGGAGCCGGTCACGGCGTCCAGGATCATGTTGAGTGACGCGATCGTTGCCATGCGCTTCTTCTCGGCTTCTCTTCCCGGCTGGCGGTCTTACGTGGCGCGGTCTTACGTGGCGTCGCTTCCTCCGGCCTCGTCCCCCGGCGGAGCCGGCAAGAAACTGCCATCCGCCTGCGGCCGCCACCAGGCCGGTGCTTGGTCCTGGGTGCCGGTCGCCAGCACCAGGTTCCACCGCGCCTGCTCGGCGCTCAGCGGGCCGCGGGGGGCCGCCGGCGGCCGGTCCCAGGGCGGCCGCAACCGCTCGCCGGCGATCCGCCGCTTGGCCAGGTAGGGCACCAGCCAGGCCAAGGCGTGGGTGGCCAGTCCGTCGAGCCGGCCCGGGCCCAGCGGGCCGCGGGCCGCCCGCCAGTGTTGCCAGGCCCGCCACTCCAGGTGGGTCAAGCGCTGGCCGAGCTCGCCCAGCGTCGTCCCCAGCGCGAGGGCCAGGTCGCAGGCTAGCCGCCACTCGGGGTCGGTGCTGATTTTTTTTTGAGGTCCTCCTCTTCATCGAACCGGTTGACCCAGCTCGCCGCGGCAAACAGCGTCAAGACCAGCGGCCCGCCCCAGTGCTCCTTGACCCAGGCCAGGCCGTCGTCGAGCGACTCCCAGACCGGCGCGCCATCGCCGCGCACGAGCGAGGCCACGACCCAGGCTGCGGGATTCAGCAGCCCAGCCTGCTCGGCGCACTGGCGGGCATCGCCCGCCTGGGGTCCGGACACCTGGCCGGCGTCCCCCGCCGCCTGGGAAGCGGCCGGCGAGCGCTGGCGACGAAAATGGGCCATCAGGGCCATATACCGGCTGACACACAACTCGCGCAAGACGAAGGTCGTGCCCTCGACGTCGACCCGCCGTTCCCGCCGGGCGAGCACCTCGAGCGGGCCGCCCTCAAACACGCCGCTCATCGATCTTCCCTTCGTGCTGGTCGTGTCCGCGTGGTTCCCGCTCCGCCCGCCGCCCCCTACGCCGCCGCCGTCAACGTCCACTTGCCGGGACCGCGAATCTCGAAGTTGAGCATCACCTTATCCTCGGGGCCGCCCCCCTCGACCTTCACGCTCTTGATCCAGCAGTTGGTGCGGCTGAGTTTCGAGCCGTCGGGCAGCGTGAACTCGGCCGTGGCCACGGTGCGCGCCAGGGCCGCCGCGTGGAGCACCGCGTGGTCAGCCGGGTTCCAGTTGCAGGTGAAGCTGCCCGGGGCGGTCCGCACCAGTCCCGGCTTGATTTCCTCGTGGGTGTCGGGGCTGGTGGTGTGGGTGAAGTCGACGTCCCCGACGCTCACCTCCGGCGCGTTGCCCGAGACGAGCTCGGCCAGGGTCGTCGCGCCGAACTTCAGCGTCGCCCCGTAAAAGATCATGCCCTCGCTCTCGGCCATCGGAATTCTCCTTACCCTCGGTAGACGATCCGCAGCGTGAATTCCACGCCGTAGACCGTCCGCTTGTGGTTCTCCACGTCGATCGCCTCTACGTCCCGCCGGGCCGCGATGAAACAGCCCTGCACGTCGAGCTCGCCCCAAGGCCCGCGGTCGCCGCGGAGCCCCGCCGGCGGCGCGGCGTCGACGAGCTCGGCGAGCTCGTCGGCCCCCGCGGCCGTCGCGCACCAGAGGGTGACCATCAGCTCCGCGCGGGCAATCCCGTCGTGCCCGGTGGTGTGGTACTCGCCGCTGCGCTCCTGGGAGGCGATCACCACCGCCGGCACGTCGACCCCCAGCGGGATCAAGTCGCGGAAGACCCGGGCACCCACCACGGCCGTCAGGGCCGAGATCGCCAGGAGCCGGGCACGGAGGGCGGGCACGATCGAGATCACCAGAGCCTCCACACGAGCCAGGCCACCGCCAGCCGCAGGAGGGCGGCGTCGAGCAGCCGCAGCCCCACGACGAGCGCGGGCGGGTCGGACGTGACCAGCACCTGTCCCGCGTCCGTGTCGTCCGCGCTCGGGGCGCGGGGGAACCGGACCACCGCCCGGTCGCTCATGCGCCCCCTCCCCAGCCGCCGCCGGCGGCGGCGGCCCGAGCGGCCTTCTTCGCGGCCTGAGCGACCCGCTTGGCGATCTTGGCCGCCTCGAGCTCCAGCTCGCGCTTCAGGAGCCGCGAAAACATGGTCAGGACCACCGTTTCGTGAGTCTGAAAGGCCAGCCGCATCCAGTGCCGCGCGGGCAACTTCGCGGTCCCGAGCTCGAGGAACGCCGCGTAAAAGGCCGTGCCCGTAAAATCCCGCTCGCCGATGGCCACCGAGTAACCTACGCGCGATCGCTGGCGCTTGAGCTCGCGAATCCCCACCGCGGCCCAGAGCCGCCCGCTCACCCGCGGCGCCGTTTCGAGGGTCGCCCCCAGCACCGGCGCGAGCGCGGTGGGGACGATCCGCCGCAGGATTCTGCCCTGCAGGTTTTTCGAGAGCGCCGCGAAGCCTTGCTGGGCCTCGCGGGCGCCGACGAGCTGGGCGATCAACTGCACGTCTCGAGCCCTCGCGTGGTGAGGACCATCAGCCCCGGCTGCGATTCGCGGTCGACGTCGAGCAGCGTGTGGGTCTGCCAACCGTGCCCCGACACTTCGCGGATCCGCAAGCGGTCGCCCGGGGCCAGGCGGCGATCGTTGCGGGCCGTGACCCGGTGATCGGCCTCGGCCCACTGCCGCTGGGCGTCCTCCCGCACGCGCCCGCTGAGGCGCTCGACCTGGGCCGGAAAATCGCAGACCAGCACCCAGTCCTCGCGCGGTTGGCCGCTGGCGTCGATCGTCGAGTCGCGGTTGCGCTCGGCCACCACCCGGCGGCGGAAATTCGCGGCCTCGGTCGTCTTCATCCGGCGCCGCTCCGGAGCGACTCGGCGTCGAGGCCCAGGTCCACCAGGTCCCAGGGCCGCCGGTCGCGGTCCCCGTCGAGCCAGAGCCGCACCCCCGCCGGCAGGGCGGCGAGCGCCAGCGGGGCGGGCGAGCGCCAATCGGCCACCGCGGCCAAGAGCAACAGGCCGTGCTGGGTGTCGGCCGGCACCAGGTCGCGGGTCGCGTAGCCGGCGGTGTACTCGACCTCCACGGTGCCGGGTCCTGCGTCGGTGAGCGGCCAGTCGCTCCGCGGCAGGATCGCCTCCCGGCGCGGCGCGGGGTCGAGCCAGACGTCGTCGCCGGTGAGCTCGACCCACGCTCCGGCGGCGAGGTAGCGGGCGGCCGCCACGTCCTGGACGGGCCCCACGAGGCCCAGCGGGCGGCCCTGGCGGGGAAACCCGTCCGCGTGCAGTTTGAGCGTGGCGGTGAGCAGTTGCCGGCCCTGGTAGCGGCCGCCGAGCTGGTCGACGGCCCGGAGGAACGCCCCCACCAGCGCGTCGTCGTCGGGGTGGCCGATCCCGAGGAACCGCTTGGCCCGCCCCAGGTCGAGCACCGTCTCGGTGGGGCCGGTCACGGTCTCGATCCACGTGCCCATGGTCCACCTCGCACCCGACCACCGCTCAGAAAACCACCCAGACACCGAGCGCACGAAGACGGACAGCCAACCCGCCGGCGGCCGCCGGCCTTCCCGGTGCGCGCTCCGCTCCTCCTACCGCGTCACGACCGGCCCGCCCTTGCCCGTGGGCTTGGCGTCGGCCGTCTTGATCGGCTCGGGCGCGCCCTCGGCGGCCGCTGGCAGTCGTTCGACCAATTGGGCCAACAGCACGGTCTGCCGCTCGATCAGATCGGAGAGCCGCTGGATGGTGGCGAGCAGGGCTCCTGCGCCCGGTGCCGCCGGCCGCGAGGTCCGCGGGCGCCTCGGCCGCTCGGCGGCGGCCAGCGCCCGAGCGTGGTGCCGCGCGAGGACGTCGCTGGGGGCCGCCTGGGCGACCTTGTATTGACCGACCAGCCGGGCGGCCGTGGCCTCATCGAAGCCGGCCACCTCACCCTTGTTGAACTGCTGATAATGCCTGGTGAATTGCACCAGCGTCTTGGTCATCGTAGGGCTCCTGGGGGGTCAACGCCCGCGGCGTGCGGGGCGGGCGAAGGGGTCTGCGCGAGGACTGACGATCACTCCGAAACGTGGTCGGGCCCGCCCAGCAGGGCCTGGGCCCACACGAGCGCGGTGTCGGTGTCGGCCGCCGACAGGTTCGGCGTGACGACGATCCGCGAGTACCTGCCGACGGCAGCGGAAAACGGGTAAGCCAAGAGGGCCTCGCCATACATCGTGGCGCCGCCGGCCGGGCCGGTCAGCGTGAGGACCGTGCCCTCGTTGGCCACGTCGTCCCAGTTCGTGTTGTCGTCGGAGGTCTGCAGCTTGGCCGTGACGACCAGGGTCTTGGTCGCCGCCAGCACCGCCTTGGCGCCGATCAAAAACGCGATCGCCTCCCAGCGCTGGTTGCCCAGCGCGGCGGATTGCTTATCGATCGTCTGCCCGTTGAGGGCGGTGTTGTCGCCGGCGCCTCCGGCGGTCAGCGTGCCGACCAGGTGGGCCAGGGTCGCGAACCCCAGCGCCAGATCGCGGCCAAAACTACTCAGCATGACTCAGGCCTCCCAGGTTGGGTGTCGCGCTCCCGGTGCTGGCCGCGCGCGCGTGTCGATGCGTGCCCGCGCTCACTCCGTCGCGAACCAGGTCACGTCCTCGAGGACCGCGACCGAGCTCGGCCGCGTCATCACAAAGTCGTGGTAGGCGAACGCCCGGATCACCGTCATGTTCTGCAGGAAAGCGCTCTGCGGCGCGCCTTCCTCGTCCCAGAACATCGCCTCGGTCGAGACGCCGAATTCCATCCCGTCGGTCTCGGTGATCGCCACGTCCGCCATGTCGGCCGCGGTAATCTCGGTCTTGTCGCCCCCGGTGCCGACGTTGATCGGCACGGCGTTGGTCACCTCCAGCGCGCAGCCCTGCAGCATGCCCGTGATCTGCCGCACCAGATCTTCCTTCCGCGGCGGCAGGACGTCGGAGAACGCCTTGTTGTTGTTGGCGTCGCGGACGATGGAGAGGAAGAGGGCGACCAGGGGGTTGGCGAAAATGACCGGCACCAGCATGCGCGTGTTGGCCACCACCAAGAGGCTCAGCAGCCGGTTCAGGTCGGCCTCGATGGTTTCGGCGTCGGTATCGCCGTCGGCGGCGATCAATTGGCTCGGCGGACACCAGAACTTGAGCCCGCGCGGCCCGTTGCCGTTCCCGTCGCCACGCAAGAAGGCCGCGTCTTCGGCCGTCGCGAACGAGCCGACGAGCTCGTCGCGCACCATCGCGTCGACCTGCTCCGAGGCATTGCGCAGGAGCTCGTTCGAGATCGGCACACTGGCCGCCAGCGTGCGCCGCTTCGGCTGGACGAATCCCAGGCGCATCTGCGTGCCGGGGGCGGCCTGGGTCTCGCCGATATACGACGCGCTCGTGCCCTCGACGACCTTGGGAATGACGGTGTTGGTCCAGGGCATGACCTGGGCGTACTTCCGCACCACCGTGCGGTTCCGCAAGAGACCGATCACGGTCCGGGCCAGCGCGGGCTGAATGAACAGGCCGCCGAGCTCGGCGCTCGAGGCGTTCTGGTTCCGCATGTGCAGCACCCGCTGCACGAACTCCTGGCCGAATGTGCGCTGGGCGTCGGCCAGGCCCTCCACGCCGCCGCGCATCAGGACCCAGGCCCGGCCCATCCGGCAAGAGAGGAGCGCCGCTTCGCCCGGCTCGACGGCCTGGGCGGGAATCCGGCGGGTGGCCAGGTCCAGCCGGCGCACCGTGTCGTCGCCGCCTGGCTCGGGTCCGGGGGCCGGCTCGGTGGGTGCCGTGCGGCGCTTCTCGTCGAGGGTCCGCCGCACTTCCAGGGCCTGGTCGACCAGATCGCGCTCGGCTCCCAAGTCCTTGGCCCGCTTGGCGGCCGCCTCCAGGGCGGCGACCTCGACCGTGTTTAGGTCGCGCCCTTCGGCCTTGGCCTTTTCCAAGACGGCGGTCCCGTCGGCCTTGGCCTTCTCGAGCTCGCCCTCGACGTCGGCCCGCAGCCGCGTGAGCTCCTCGGCCGTCTTGGCGAGCAGTTGGTCCTTGGTCCAGCGCATTAGGAACCTCCGTTGAAGAGTGCGGCAAACTCCGCGCTGCGCCGAGCGAGCGAACCTGCCCACTCCGGCGGTGTGTGTTCTGGGTTGGCCGGCGGCACCGCGCCCGCCGCCGCCCGCAGGCGAGCCAGCTCGTCGCGATCGACGGTGGCGAGTCCGCGCAGCGCAAGCTGCTCGTCGCACCAGGAGTCGATCCAGGCGATCGATTCGCCCATCGCCCGCCCCTCGGCCAGCGCGTCGGAATTCGAGGGCACGACCACGACGCTCCACTCGACGAGCGTCTGCGCGAGGTAGTCGATGCCCGCGGGCAGCTCGTCCTGGGCTTTGCGGAGCTCGTACTTCGACGGCACGAAGCCGACACTGGCGGCATTCAGGGCACCGACCTTGACCAGCCGGTAAACGCGCTCGGCGTTGGGGTTCAGGTCGCGACCCCAAAACTTGGCACGGCTCCAGAGCTCGTCGCCCGCGGCTCCCACCTCGACCGCGCGAGCGATCGGCAGGGAGGTGTGGTCGTGGGCCCAGAGCACGACCGGGTTGCGGCGGAACACGTCGAGGTTCCAGCCGTCGGCCGCGATCCGGCTCCGGTGGTGGTCCAGGCCGCCCGTCGAGATCCGAAACCGCACGGTGCGGTCGCGATCCTCGAATTCGTCAGCCCGCACCTGGCAGCCGTCGAGCAGGCCCATGCGCACCGACAGGCCTGCCGTCGCGCCGGTGCGCACGGCCGCCAAGAATCCGCCGAGCGTGGTGGCTTTACTCATCCCCGCCCTCCGCCGACGGCGCCGGATCGCTGGGCCGCGAGGCCTGGGTCAACATGGCCAGCGCCGCGGCCAAGGGCTGCAGGTTGCTGGGCATCAGGTGCGTATCGCCGGAGGGAATTGGGTTCAAGTCCTCCAACTCGCGGACCTCGTTCACACTGAGCCAGCCGTTCTGGATCGCCTGCGCGTGGGCCGCCGAGCGGGCCGTTTGGTCGCCGCGCAAAAACACCCCAAAGTTGAACTTCAGGAAGTATTCCTCGCGCTCGTCGGGCAAGAGCAGGTCCCGCGAGACCATCTGTTCCCAGCGGACCGGCCAGGGCAAGAATCCCTGCGAGACCCAGCTCAGTCCCTGGTGCTCGATGTTCGAGAAGGTCGCCCGGTCGAGGTCCGCGATCAGGTGCGGCGGCACGCGGAACAGGCCGCAAATGCCTCCCCGCGAGAAGCGCATCGTGTCGAGGAAGTGAATCTCGCTGGGCGGGATCGTCAGCGGGGCGAAGTCCACGTCCTCGGGGAGCATCCCAATCGCCCAGGCGTTGTGCCGCTGGGCCGCCACGCTCTGGACCATCGCCAGCACTTCCTTGGCCCGCTTGACGTCGAAGGCCTGGCCTTCCTTCGGCTTCAGCCAGCCGGAAACGAGCGGCGCCTGGCTGAAGAGCCGTTGCCCGTGTTCCTGCGCCGCCAGGGCCACTTCGATCATCGCGGCCGCGTAGCGGATCGGCGTGTACCCGCCCAGGGTGTCCCAGGGAAAGTACCGCAGGATCAGCACCTCCTCGGCCAAGAGTGTCCGCTGCGCACCGCGGCGCGGTTGATGCCTCACCAGGAGCTCGTCCTGGGTGAGACTCTGCTCGAGCCAGGTGCGCTCGGCGGCCAGCGGCACCAGCTCGTCGACCCGGCCCCGCGCGTCGAGCCGCTTCTCGGCGATCGCCACGCCGCGGAGGCAGCAGGTGGTCGTCATCTGAGCGCGGAACTCGTAGGGCGTTTGGTGCCGATTCGGCCGCAGCGACAACAGGCGGTGCACCTGGTGATCGCGCGCCGGCAGCCGCGAGCGGCCGTCGGCCCCGCGGCGGAAGAGCGACGAGGGCAGGCAGCCCATCGAGTCGGAGATCACGTGGACGCAGGACTGGACGGCCGCCACGCGCATCGCGGTCTCGGGCGTCACGGTCTGGCCCGACAGCCCCGGCGAGCCCCCCAGCGCCCCCATCAGCCAGGGTGCCGGCCGGTTGAGCGTGGAGCTCGCCTCCCGCAAACGCCACCACCAGGAGCGCGGCCAGGAGAGCAGGCGATCGACCAGGGGCATGGCGGGTCCTCATGGGCGAGAGTTTGCCCCCCGCCGCCCCACCCGCCGAACCAGGCGCACGCACGGCGGTGCGCAGAGGGCCGCGCTAGAACGGCCAAGCGCACTGTCGGCAAGGGGTTAGGGCCGTCGCCTGACGGCCGGGAGGGCCCGCCCAGGAGCTCGTGAGGGCCGGCGGAAATTTTTCAAATCCGACCCAGATTTATATTGATCTCGGATATCCTATCCGTTCGCCCACACAATCGACTTGGCCGGCGGGGGCTTCGGTGGCTCGCGGAGCTCGAATCGCCAGAGCGCCATCACGAGCGCCGCCAGGCCGTCGATCTTGTCCTTCGATTTTCCCTTGTGCAGCATCAGGCCCCCCGACGCGCCTTCGCGGTGCAGGGCCGCGTTGCCGCTCTGCCAGGTCAGCACCGGGTGGTGGTTGTGGCCGAGCTGCTCGGCCTCGACCAGGTCGAGCAGCTTCTGTGTCGGCAGCGTCAGGTTCTTGAAGCTTTGCGGGCACTCGACGAGCTCCAGGCCGTCGTCGGCCAAGTCGTGCACCAGCCCGGAGGCGAACTTCGGGTCGTAGGCGATTTCCCGGATTCGGTACCGCTCGGCCAGCGGCCGCTCGCCGGCGACCCGTTCGGGCTTGCCGGTCAGCACCGTGCGGATCCGCCGCTGGTCGATCGTGCGGCCGTTGCACTCTTCGAGGTACCCCTCCCGGGCCCAAAGGTCATAGGGCACCCGGTCGTGCAGCGCGCGGTGCTTGGCCCGCTCTGCGGGGACCCAGGTGAAGACGAGCAGCCAGTAGCCCTCGAACAACAGGACGATCGAGGAGAGATCCTGCGAGCTGGAGAGATCCATGCCGGCCCAGCAGTCCTGCCCCTCGAGCTCCGCGGCCAGGTCCGGCCGCCGCTCGGGGCAGGCCCGCCACCGCTCCGACGAGATCGCGCCGGCCGAAGCGCCGACCCATTCGTTGAATTCCTTTTGCCGGATGCCCGGCTCGAGGTCGGGCCGCCGCTTGGCCAGTTCGACGCGCTGCACCAGGCGATCGATCGAGACCGTGACCCCCAGCGACGGATTCGATTTTTCCCACAGCTCGGGGCGTTTCGTGTCGCGCCATTCGTCGAGCGTGTCCTGCCGGTAGACGAGGGCCAACAGCTCATCGTCGTCGACGCGCTGCTCGAGCACGGCCACCGCGTGGTGATCGAGCAGCTCGCAGGGCGAGCCCCGGCCACCCTGGCCGGCCGTGGTCGTGACGATCTCGAGCCAATTCGGCCGGTTCGCCGTGCCCGTCTCGAGCACCTCGACGACGCCCGACGTCGGATGCGCGTGGTACTCGTCGATCCCGAAGACGTGGGGATTCCAGCCGTCGAGGCGGTGATAGTCGGCCGAGATGGCGGCCACGAACGAGTCGCCGCAGCAGACGAGCCGGTCCTTATAGGGTTCGACGAGTCGCCGCAGCCCGGGCGTTTTGCGGACCACGGCCTTGGCATGGTGGAGCGCGAGGGCGGCCTGGTCGAACTTCGTGGCGGCCGAAAAGCATTCGGCCGCCTCTTCGCCGTCGTGGGTCGCGCCCTTGAGCAGGCAGGCTGAGAGGAAACCGGTCTTGGAATTCTTCCGGGCGGTCGAGAGGTACACCCGGTGGAACCGCCGCGTCCACTCGCGACCGTGCGGCTGGTACGCCAGCCAGCCGTAGAGCGTGGCCAGGGCGAAGCCCCACCAGGGCATGATCTGGACGGGCTGATTCGCGGGCTTCGTCTTGGGGAACACCAACAGGCTGAAGAAGTCGAGGGCCTTCGCGGCCCGGGCCCGGTCGAACTTCCACCGCTTCGCCCGGGCCTGGGCCAGGTCGCGATAGTGCCGCTCGAGCGCCAGCTTGATCAGCCGGCCGGCGACGATCTTGCCCGAGTCGACGGCCCGGGCGTATTGATCGATGGCCGGATGCGACCGCGCCCGATGCACCACCTCCGCCGGTTTCTGCTGCGCCCCCTTCGTGCGCTGGGCGTCTTGGTGGTTGCGCATCCGAAATGAACCACTAAAGACACCAAGCTCACGAAGAACAGCAAGACCGGACGGCCTTCCTGGTGGAGCTCGGCGGAAGTGGCGCCACAACCGCCGACCTCGCTCCGTCGTCGTGGTGCGGGTGTTAGCCCGCAGGTTTGCGGCCGCGGCGGCCCTCGGCCACCAGGGCGAGCAGGGTCCGCTCGGCCGGGTCAAGCCGCTCGCCGTCCGAGCCGGTGCGGAGCCGCGTGCGGGCCGCCGGCGACAGTCCCAGCGCGGCCCCGAGCTCGTTCAGCTCACGGGTCAGGCGGCCGATCAGGGCGGCGTGAGGCGTGGGCTGAAAGATCTTCGCTCCGCTCTTGGCCACGAAGGCGTGGAACTCGCCGGTGCGGCCGAGGCCCTCGACCGCGTCGCGGTAACGGACGACGGCCACGGCGAGTCGCTCGATCGACAGCGCGTCGCTGGTGGCCAGGCAGCCCAGGGCTTCGACGTGGGCCACTAGCTCGCGCCAGACCTTCTTCTGCGCCGCCGAAAAATAGCCGGGGCACTTGGGCCGCCGCTGCGCGGGCAGCGGTTCGCCGTGGGTGATCCGCTCCTTGGCCCGCCGCGACCCGCGCAGGGCCAGGACGTGCGTTGGGGTGGGAGCCGGACCGCGCGCGCCCATCAGCGGGGCTCCTGGCTCTTGTGACAGCGCCGGCACACTGCCATCAGGTTGGCCTGGTCGAGGGCCAGCTCGGGGTGCAGCTTGCGCGGCTGCCGGTGATGCACGGTGTCGGCCGGCCGGCCGCAGACTTCGCAGGCGGCCGAGCTCGCCAGCTTCTGCGCCCGCGCCGCCTGCCACTCGGCCGACTGGTAAAACTCGCGATCGGCCTGCCGCCAGGGCTGCGCGTCGTAGCGACGGGCCTCGGCCTCCCGCCGGGCCTGGTGCTGGGCCGCGTGGCGGGGGCAGCGGCCCGGCCGCTCGAGCTTCTCCCGGCACCCCCCGTGCCGGCAGGCGTACCAGACGGCCATCAGTCGTCCTCGTCGTCCTCGTCGGGGTAGCCGTCCCACTCCACGGCCGCGTGATATTGCGCGACAAACTGCGTGCCGGCCGTGGTGGTGAACCGGTAACTGATCCGCACCTCGCTCGGCACGCCGTCGGGTAGCGCGGCCGGCGGGAGGAAGTGACGAAAGTTGTACCAGGCGTTCGGGTCCTCGCTGGCGTCGCGGTACCGCGACCACGCCTGCTCGCTGGCGTAGAGCACCTCGTCGGCCTCGAGGTCGGCGGCATAGACCTCGCGGCCGCGGTCGTTCCAGTCGGTGACCCGCACCCGCACCGACTCGATCGTGTCGGGATTGAGCGGCGTGTTTTCCTGGTTGGTCACCCGCGCCACCAGCACGTTCGTGGCGCGCTGGACAAGGCTGGCGGGCCAGACCAAAGGTTCGCCGAGGTAAGCTTCCATCTTGACTCACGGGGGTTGGCGGAGCACCGCCAGGCGGCGGGCCCCGCGGGGAAGGCTGCCAGCCTGGTGCACGCGGTTCCGCTGCGCCAGCCGGAACCGCGGCAGGCCGCCGCTTTCGCCGGCGAGCCGCGGTGGCCAGTAGGCGGGCGAAAACAGGCTCGCCGGGAAGAACGGCTTGGGGAACATCAGCCGGCCCCCGAGGGCAGGAGGCGGACGCGATACGTGAGCCGGAGGGGGTCGCCGCCGACCGGGGTGATCTGGTAGCTCACTAGCACCACCTGTTCTTCCGGCGGCCAGGCGTCGGCCGGAACCAGATCGCGAAAATTGCACCAGCACTCGTCGGGCGGGAGGTATCGGGACCACGGCTGCTCGGTGTCAAAGATCGAGTCGGCCACCACCAGGCCCTGCAGCGTGGCGCCGTAGACCTGGCCGGTTCGGGCCCGAGTCAGCGTGCGCGCGATGGCCGCGGTGGTGGCCCGCGTCAGGCGCGCGCCCAAGAGATCCGTCAGGTGAGCCCGCAGCGGCAGGGCTTCGTGCATCAGGCAAGTGGCTGGCCAGTATCGCACGTCGCGTCCTCCTAGCCCGCGTCGGCCCACAGCGCGCCGACCGGCGCCGGGCTCGCATAGCGCACGCCGCCGGCGAGCCCATCGGCCAGCCGCACCGCGGCCCCACGGCCGCCGACGACGGAGAGCGGCCCGAAGTAGGGCACGCCGAAGTAAGCCCGCGACCAGTAGGCCAGGGTGAACACTAGGTGAGCCCCGTAAAGTCGAGCGCGACGCTGGTGCGGTTGCCGTTCGCGTCGCAAACCGCCGAGATCCGCTCCCGGCTCGGGTTGCCCAGCGCATACAGCACGACGGTGCAGCCGATCCCCGGAACCGCCCCCGAGCTCACGCCACCGCAGGCGGAGCCCTTAAACGCCAGCGCCTGGCGGAGATTGAGGCGGGGGAAGAGGCCATCCTCCGGCTCAATCTCAATGTCGGTGACCCCGGCGACGAGGGCCTCCGCGAGATCGTCGAGGTTCGCGTTCGAGAAGCAGTTCAGAACCAAGTAGCCCCACTCATTTTCGTTGAGCGCCGATCCCTCGTGCATCGTCATCAAGTTGGTGCGGGCGATCGCTTCAACGATCGGCACGTACGTGGTTTCGACGAACCGCCGGACGGTCAGCGCGCCGGAGGCGGAGAACCGGAAAGCAAGCGTGTCGGCATTCATGTCGCCCGCGGTAGCGTTCAGCAGGTAATCGCCGCCACCCAATTCTGACCCGGACCCGATCGGCGTTTCCCAAGCGCCGCCGTCCTTCGACACCTCGAAAGTCACCGTCGCACCGTTGACCGGGTCGCCGTCGGAATTGACCATCGAGAAATGGATCTTCGCGGACGTGTTCTTACGAAACATTGCGTCGCCTCCAAGCGAGTAGAGCGCTGGCGATCGCCCGCTTAATTCTTCCGGTTTCGATCGACCTGCATTCGGAGCAAAGCCAGACCGTGTGTCCGACGAATCGCAGTCGTGAGAATCCAGCGGCCGGCAGCGTCTGACCACAGCCATGACACGTTCGCCGGCGCACGCGGGCCACAGCAGCGGCAATCGCTTCCTCTGCTTCCGGTCGGCAGTCCGCGCAGATCGCCATTTCGCTACGATCCCCCTCGTCGTCAATTACGATCCGCGAGCCGCCTCGGGCTGGCTTGCTTTCGCCGCACAGGTGACATGTCCTCCGGCACATGAGTTTGTGGTTTACGTCTCCGACCTCACGATGAACCCGCCGACCTTGTTGCCGTTCGCGAACGCATGTCGCGCGACCAAGTTGACCGCCACGCCGTTCGGCAGGCGATCGTCTCCGGTGACGACGACCTCGAACACGCCGAGACCCTTCGCCTCGGCCGTCTTGGTCCAGTTGGGGAGACTCGCCTCGGGCGGGGTGAACAGTTGCAGTGTGCCGCTCACCAGCCCATCGGCCGGCGCCTCGCCTTCGCCGCCCGGGTTGTCAACGTCGGCGCCAGGGCCGGTTAGAATCACGAGCCAGGTAAACACCTGCTGTGCGACGCCCTCGACGATGCGCTCATCGGGGAAGTGTCCGAGTGGTTCAACTCGCATCCGATCACCCTTTCATGGTCTGCGTTCGCCCAATTCAATCAGCCGGTCTAGCTGCTCGCTGTTGCGCCGGCTGCTGCTGGTCAGAGCTTCGACGAGTTGGTTCGCAATCGTCTCGTGCTGCTTGGCCGCGTGTTCGCGCTGTTCGCGGCATTCGGCCCGGAACTCGGACACCAGGTTCGGAATTGTGCGCGTGGTCCAATACCACACGCACCACGCCAGCACGCCTACGGCGCTGACCGTTCCCGCGCCGCCTGGCACCAGGTCGAGCGGTGCCCCGGCTTCGGCCAGCAGCGACCGCAATGGGGTCAGCTCCTCGACAGCCCACCCGAACAGCCACGCGCAGGCCGTGAAGATCGCCGTGGCCACCACTAGCTTCACCTCGATCGTTCCTGTGCGTGTCATCGCCGACCCTGCGCTCAACCCCACCCCCGGGCCGGCTCACGCCAGCCGCCATGGCCAGAACCGGCCCGGGTGGTGGCTCGAGGGGAACTCCTAGGTACGAGTCACGCTGACCGAGCGGGCTCGGCTGCGCGGCCGGAACAAGCGGAATCGACCGCCGCCGCAACTGCCGGAGGCACAGCCCCCGCCCACGAGCGTCGGAGTCGCCACGACCGGAGTCGTTAATAGTGGCGCTGTGACCGCAGTCGACGCCGTGGCCGTCGCGCCCGCGGTGGGCACTGCCACGGCCTGGGGCACCGTGACGATCGGCTGCGGCTGGGCCGCCAGTGCGGTGGCCACGGCGCTGGCGATCTGCTGGGCCAGGGCCGTGGTGTTGACCGACGCGGCCGACACCTGCGGCACCGCCTGGACCTGGGGCAACGTGTACATCACGAGGCCGCCGCCGGCCGACGTCGACGCCGCAGCCGAGGCACCCGCGGGAAGCCCGAGCGGCGCCGCGACGGTCGGCAACTGGAGTTGGCCAAGCTGGAGATTCGCGCTCGAGGCGCTGGCGCCCGTGGCACACTGGCCGTGGCTGTCACCGCACAGCAAACTGGCAGCCAGAGCGACCGCTAAAACAACACTCCCGAACATGGATCACCACCTTTCGTAGCCGGTGGCTGGCACCGGCAAAGAGTCAACGGACCTACGGAGTGGCCACCGCCGCTTCGACGAGCGGGGCCAAGTTGTTCATGAGTTGGGCGAACTGTTGGTTGCTCTGCACCACGCCCGCCTGATTGAGCGGCGTCACGAACCCGCGCAGCCGCACGAAAAACGATTGCCAGTGACCAAACACCTCGGGGCCGATAGCGATCTCGCTCGAGCGCTCGAGCTCGGTCAGTGGGTCGCCCTGCACCTGTCCCGAGGCTAATCGCGCTGCGAGCGTGCGAATGGTGCCGGCAATCACGGTGCCGCTGGCCGGCTTCTGGCCGTCCTGTACCTCGGCCACCCACTGCCGGACCAATTGCCCGACGTCGAGCGGCTGCGGCGGAGCGATCAGATCTTCGACCGAGATCGCCTGATCGGGCGGCGCGTCGAGTAGTTCGACCACCGCCTGGGTGTGGGCCGACTGGCCCGAGAGCGAGCCGACCGAACACGTCACGCGGTAGACGCCAGGCTGCCGAGACGAAAACGCCACCGAGCGGCCATCCTCCAAGAGCACCAGGGGCGCAGCCGGCGGGTCGATCGTCCAGCTCTGCGAGGCACTGGCCCCCGTCGTCTGCAGCGAGAGCACCACCAGATCGCCGACCAGGCCGTCGCGAGGGCCGAGGATTCGCACCGAGAGCGCGTCGCCGCCCGGCTCGCGCAAGTGATCGGCTCCCACCATCGCGCAGGCCACGGCCAGCAGCACCGAGCCAAGCAGGAGCGAGAATTGCCAGGTCTTCATGGTTTCACCTAGGCAGAGCCGGGGCTTGCACGAGCGGATAACTGGGCGACGACATTCCCTCTTTGAGGAACGTCACGAGCGCCGCTTGATCCGCGGGGGAAAGATTCAAAGGCCCGGTCCTCGGATCGCGGTTTGGGTCGCGAGACCATCCCGCCGAGTAGAGCGCAACGACGCTGGCGAGGTTCGGCACCCGTCCGGCGTGCGTGTAGGGCGGCCGGCGAGCCACCTCGCGCAAGGTCGGCGTCTTGAAGGCCCGCACGTCGGCCGCCGTTGCTTGGCCGCCAAGAAAGCCGCCCCGGCCCGCGTCGAGCGTCCCGGTGGCCACGGCCGCACCCGTGTTGTGGAAACGCAAATCGGTGAACAAGGGCGGCGTGTGGCACTCGAAACAACGCGAGCGCAGGGCGACTTGATAGCCATGCTCGGCCTCGGACGAGAGGGCGTAGCGATAGCCGGCCAGGCGGCGATCGATCGGAGCGTCGAACGACAGGAGCGTCGTTTCGAATGAGGCGATCGCGTGGGCGAAGTTCTCGCGCGTCGGACGCTGGCCGTAGGCCGCGGCAAACAGCGCGCGATAGCCGCCGATCGAGGCCACGCGGTTCACGACCTGTTGCTGCGAGCGGTTGCCCATTTCCAGTGGGTTGACCAGCGGCTGCAATGATTGGATCTCGGTCCCGATCACGCGGCCGTCCCAAAACTGGAGGGGTGAATAGGCGGCCATCAGCACCGTCGGCGTGCGGCGATTGCCCACGCGGCCGCCGATCCCCACCGCCACGGGCCGACCGTCGGAAAACCCTCGGGCCGGCTGGTGGCAGGTCGCGCAACTCGTCGAGTTGTCCGCCGACAGACGCGGATCGAAGAACAGCTTGCGGCCGAGCTCCACGCGCTCGGCGGTAACCGGCACCCCGCCCGGCGGCGCGAGCGGCGGGAGTTGCGCTCGAGTCACCAGCGGCGACAGGAGCATCGCGAGCGCGGCGAGCCATCGCATCACGGCGTGTCCTCCCGCGGCCCTTCGATCACAAGCGTCGCCACGCCGGTCACCTTTACCGGCCCGGCCGCCGTGAAGAACTCGGCCGCCACGCCGCCCATTTGCCCGCTGACGCGAGGTTCGCGAAGAGCCTCGAAGCGCAGCGTGCGGCCGAACGTCAAGACGGTCACCGAATAGCCGGCGGCGGGCGACCCGGCACCGGCCGCCCGCTCCGCCCGGAGGCGAGCGTCGGTCGCCAAGGCTACCGACACGGCCAGCCCCAGCGCGAGCAAGGCCCCGGCGGCGATCGCCGAGAGCGTGAGCCACGCTCGTAAGTCCGCGCGGTTGGTCATCGGGGCAGCACCCACCAGAGAAACACCACTTTCGCCGCCAGATAGCCCACTGCGCCTAAGGCCGCCGTCACGGACAGCCCAACCACCCAGCGGAGCAGGCGCCGTAATTCTTCCCGTTGCACGTCGCGGGTGGCCGCGTAGAAGTTTTCCAGCCGGTCGAGGCTTTCGACTTGGATTCCCCCGGGCAGCGTGATCGGGGCCTCGGCCTTGCGCCGCGGTTGGCTTTGCTCGTATCCCTCGGTTTGGCCGTCGGTTATGGGATCCACTCCAAGGCTTTACGGGCCAGCACTCCCGCGGCAATCGTGGCCAGCAACAGCAAGCCGCCGAGTCCGAGCACCGTGGGGATCATGCCGCGCCCTCCGCAGCGACAAACCGCATCGCCCCCGCGACGCGGCGACCGTTGATAATCGCCGTCGTCGGAAACTCCACGCTGAACGCCGGAAGCGGAGGCTCGCTCGGCGACTCGCCCAACGACGCAATCAGCTTCGCGGGGTCGATCAGACCCCAGCCAAAGCCGGTGTCCGGCCCGGGGATTCCCGCGTCGTCGGACGTCTGGTGAATCCGCTCGACGAGATCGGCTTGATCCTTAGGGCAACCGTGTCCGGCAGCGCGGCACGCGCTGAGCAAGAGCGCGACCGAGCCCGTCACAAACGGCGTGGCCATGCTGGTCCCCGAGATCGACGAGTAACCGCCGCCCGGCCAACATGAGAGAATGTTGACCCCAGGCGCCGCCACGTCGACTTGCCGGCCGAGCGACGAGAAGCCGGCCAGTTGGCCGTGCTCGTCGATCGCGGCCACCGCCACGGCCAGATCGTCCCAGGCCGCCGGGTAACCGACCGAATCGGCCTGGCCGTCGTTGCCGGCGGCGGCGACCACGAACTTGCCGGCCGCAACCGCGCGGAGCAAAGCCGCTTGAATCTGCGGATCGGGCTCGCGCGAGCCGAGCGACAGGCTCAGCACGTCGGCCCCCTGCTCGCAGGCCCAATCGATGCCCCGGGCGATCCAGTCGCCGAAGCCCGAGCCGTCGTCGCCGAGCACCTTCGCCATCAGCAGCTTGGCCTCGGGCGCCACGCCGATGACGCCGGTCGCGTTGTCCGAGGCGGCGATCGTCCCGCAAACGTGCGTGCCGTGGCCCTGCACGTCAAAACTCTTGCGCGGCGAGCCGGTGAAGTCGACGGGGGGCGCGGCAAACTGGCCGACCAGGTCCGGGTGATTCGCGTCGACTCCCGTGTCGAGCACGGCAATCGTCACGCCTTTGCCCCGGGCGAGTTTCCAGGCCTCGGGCATGTGGGCCCAACCGAGTGACCAGGGGACCGTCTGTCCGAACGGCACGACGGCCGGCAGCGCACGCCATGGCGGCAACCGGAACACCGGTGCTCGGCGGACGATCTTGCTAGCTCGCGGTCCGGGCATGGTCTTCGTCGTATCCTTCGTGCTTTCGCGGTTCCACCGGCGTGGCCCGGTGGCGGAGCAAGGTGTGACGCTCACCCCGCCACCGGGACCCGCGAACGGCTTGCGATTAGGCCCGCTGCTTCAGGTCGCGGATCAGCCGCAGGCCCTGCACGAGCAATTGGAGCACGGCCAGGATCGATGCCGGGGCGAGGGCTTGAGCGTGCACGCCCAGCGACTGAGGTCCCTCCGCAGACGCGCCGACGATACTCAGGGTGAGCGCGTAGATCTCTCGCGCTAAGGACAACAGCGCCTGTACCTGCTCGGGGCTGAAGGTCTCCCGAGCCGCCTTGAGCAGCGCAATGAGCTCGCGGAGACCGCTCCCCCAGAGAGCCAGTGCGCGGGAGCCGGTGGCCGGGACGTCGAGCGACTCGAGCGAGGCGATCACGCTGTCGAGCTCCTCGACAGCAACTCGGGCAGTCATGGCGAACCCCTTGGAAAGACCGGAATACCGCACTGGTGCGACCCGGTCTTGGGTCCGCGGCGGCCGCAAGCTGCGGCCGCGGGCGGGGCATATTGCCCAACGGCGATTGGCACCCTACCCGAGCCGCCTCAAAAATGTCAACCCGGCCCCGCCGCGGGAGCTGACGGAGGCCCTACCGAGCAACGTCCCTCGAGACGACGCAAGGCCTTGCCGGGTCGGTGGTTCGCGCGGCCGGTCTGGCGGGAGCTAGCGGCGGCGGCGGCGGCGATGGGTGCGCGGCGGCGTGGCCCCGGCTTGGTGGCGGATTCCCACCTCGGGCTCGGCCTCGACGGCCAGTCGGACCAAGCCGCGGCCGAGCTCGAGCACAGTTACCCGCGCCGGGCCGTCGATCGTCAGGCGGTCGCCGGCCTTGGCCGATCTCACGAGCACGGGGCGCCTCCCTCCATTACTCCGTGGTCAAGTCCCCTGCCTCGAGCACGGCCTGCGCCCGCTCGATCGCCAAGGGGTGTGTGGCACGATCGGCAATCAGCACCTGGAGCGCCTCCCGCAGCCTTCGGGCACGCAGCTTTTCTGCGGTCCAGAGACCGGTGAACTTGTCGGCCGCCCGCATCGCGTCCACCTCGCGGTGGCCAATGTAGGCGATATGCTTGACGAGCGGGCCGATCATCCCGGCTCCCACGAACTTCGTCTGCCGATACTGCTCGCCGAGCTCGATAAGCTGCGGTCGCGCCAAGGGCTCAGGCGTCACCCCGCGCAGGGGATCGGTGCTCATTTCGGTCATCGTCCGTGAACCTCTTCACCTCGACCATCACGGGGACACTGATCCGGCCAAGCTGTACAGCGTCCCGAATCCGTGACAGCTCTTCGGCCCCGACGCACTCGGCCAGCCAGAGCCGCTCGAGCGATTGCGCTGGGTGGGTCATCCTGCGAGCTCCTCGCCCGCGAGCTCAACCGACACCTTACGAATCTGGCCCGCCAGCTTGCACGCCTTGGCCAGGAATTCATGGTCAACCGGAGGCTGGCCGTCGCGTTTCTCGCCGGCCAGCGCAGCCAACTCCCGCGCGATCGCCGCCAGCGTCCGCCGCCGCGTCCTGACCAGCTCCACTAGCCCACCCTGCACCGCCGAATGTAGATCTTCGATCTGCCATTTGTCGCAGTCGCCTTGTGGAAACTTAAAGCTAAACTCCTTCGTGCCGTAGATTCTCACTTGCTCGGCGAGGAATTGAGCTCGGGACAGCGCGTTGCTCGTCTGGAGCGCTTCCTGTGAAAGTTGTTGGATCTGATCGATCATGACCCGCCTCCCTGGCTCACCTCCCCATCCTGCGACGCGTCCAAAATCACCTCGGTCTCGACCAGCGGGCCGGCGCCGCGCCGGCCGCCCCAGTCGACCGCGATCCGCGGTAGCGCCGCCGGCGCCCCAGTGCGCAGCGCTTCGCACGATGCCCGCACCTCGGCCAGCCGGCCCGTCGCCTCGGTCGCTCCGCCCAGGCCGATCCCCTCCAGCCGCGCGGCGGCCGCGTCGAACCACCGTGCGAGCTCGGCTCGCTCGTCGGCCCACTCGACCCGCAGGGGATTGCCCTGCGTGCCGACCCAATAGCCCACGGCGTCGTAGCCGTCGAGCGACAGCCCTATGCCCGACGTGACCAGCGTGGTGCCGGTGATGATTTCTGTGGCCGGCCGCTCCAGCGTCGCCGCGCCCGCCGCGTTGCCTGAGTTCACGAGGAGCGCCGCCGCCGGCCGCGTGCGTTCGTCGCTGGCCCCCAGCCACAGCGCGGCGAACCGCGCTCCGTCGATCCGATTCTCGTGCCCAGGCATGGCCGGGTACGTCGACAGCCCGACGGCGTGCGCCTTGCTGAGGCCCGGGCCGCCCACTGAGAGCACGTCCAGGTCGCGGTACGTGCCCGACTCCGTGCCGTAGCGAAGACGCAGACCGTAGGCTTCGCTCTCCGCGTCGAAGATCCGCTCGTGACCCAGGATTGAGACCCGCTCGATCGTGTTCCCGCGTGACTCGGGCCCCGCGTCGTCCTGCTCGACGATGATCCCCCGCCCGCTGCGCGGCGCGATCACGCCATCGGTCACCCGAGCATTGACCGTCGAGAGCAATTGCACGGCGTAAGCGCCGATATGTTCGCCATCCGGCGACACGAAAAACCGCGTCAAACTCGACTCGCTCCGCAGCCGAAGCGGCGCCTGCCCGCCCAGCACGCTGATCCCCACGAGCTGCGAGCCAGCCCCCAGGTCGCAGACCGGCACGGCCGCGTCGCGGCGCTGAGTGGTACCGGTGTAGATCACCTCGACCAGTCCGCCGGTGTTCGTGACCGGTCGCCGATCGAGCGCGAGCGCCGAGCCGTCGAGCCCGCCGGCGACAATCCGCACGTCGCCCACCAGTGTGACAGGCACCGTCGGCCGGTCCGGCGGCCCCTCGGCCCGGGTGCCGATCGCCGCGCACGCCCAGGCCCGCGCATCGGGACTAGCCCACTCGATCGACCCGGGTCCCCGCACGGTGACCGAGGCCGGCCGGTAGCCGCTCCCCGCGATCGGCCAGGCCGCGTCCGGCGCGAGCTCGCCGGCCTCGACGAGCAGGCGGTGTGTGGTGTCGTCGTGATTCGAGCCGATCCACACGCCGTGCGATTCGTTCTGGCCGGCCGCGCCGAACCGAAGCGTGTGCCCGGCCAGGTCAATCACCGCATCGCCGGCGACCAGCAAGGCCGACGTCGCAAAGGTCAGGTCACGATCGAGTGTCAGCGTGCCCCGCACCACCCGCGGCTTGGTCTCGACCGTCGCCGGCGGCGGCTCGACGTCGCGAGTCGTGGCCACCTCGACCAGCACCCGGCCGATCGGCTGATAGTACCGCGACACCACCCGCGAATCGGTCTGTTGCGCCGGCGCGTCCGGCGGGACCGGCCAGCCGCCCATGCCCCCAAGTTGTTGGTCCGCCTCCTCGAGCGCCGCCTCGACCGCGCGCTGCCAGCGCGGAATGTATTCCGCCCAGGCGTCGTAGCTCGGCCCCGGGCTCGGCCGAAAGACCTGCGACACCAAGAGCGGTGAGCCGGTCAGCGCCGCGGCCTGGACGACCAGGTCGGCCGCCGCCGGCCGCAGCCACCAGCTCGGGTCGCGCCAGGCCTCCGTCCCTGCATCGTGGTTCGCCTGTAGGATCGCGACGAGTGCGTCGCGGCTAGCCAGCCGATGGGCCTGCATCCGTCGCACGTCGGACACCACGCGGTTCCAGTCGCTCGCCGGCTGCGCCGGATCGAGCTTCCCGAACAGCTTGACCGCGCCGACGCTGTCGGGCGTCACGCCGGCCCCGGCCGCCGGCGCAATCCACGATCCGGCCGGCTCCGAGGGGCAGAGCGCGGGGCAGCGGTGCGAGTGGTTCGTGGCGACAAGCTGCGCGGTCGGCCAGTATCCTTGCAGCGCCTCGCCGAACCGGCCCAGCGCCTCCGAGACGTGCCGCTGGGCCACGGCCAGCCAGCGGTTGTAGCCCGGCTCGCGCCGAGCCTGGTCGACCGGCAGTGCGGCCAGGCGGTCGAAGTCCGCGCGCGTGAGAGCCGCTTCGTCAAGCCACGCGGGCAGCGCCGGGTCCGCGACGATCGCGTCCCACAGCTTTTCCCGCTTGGCTTTCCAGGGCTCGAAGAACGTGACGCTCTCGTCGTCGATCGCCACCCACGACACGGGGGCCTGGGCGAGCGGAGCGAGCACGCGCTCGGCGATCGCCGGCAGCTCGGCAGTCAAGAATTGCTCGGCCGACAGGCCGCGAAACCAGGTCACACGCTTGGCCGTTCCGTCAATCGCGGTGAACGGGTGCGGCGCCGACAGGTCCACCACGCGGGCCCACATCGGCCGCAACTGCATTTCACTCGCCAGCGCGGCCGCGTCGATCGACTTGCGGGCCGTGTCGCTCGGGCCGTACCAAGCCCAGACCTTGTGCCCGGGCGCGGCCGACGTCGTCGCGATCCGCATTGCGTCGTAGAACCGCCTCGGTTGTCCGGTCTGGGGAGGCAGGGCCCAGCCGCAGACCACGGCGCCCCACGGCGTTGGCGATTCGGCATTCGTCGCCGGCAGCGGCCGGCCGGCCACGTAGCTCGGCTCGAGCCGCCCCGCCGCATCGCGCGGGTAAGCCAGCGCCGAGTGAGCCTCGAGCCCCGCCGGCAATAGATCGGCGGCCTCGTCGCCGCGAGAGAATCCCACCAGGACGGCACACGTCCCGCCCAGCATTGCGGCAATCAGCACCCAGTCCCGAATCGTTTTCACGGTTTGCATCCTTTCCGGGAAACTCACGCCAGTTGAAGGTCGCTCGATAGATCGTTGCGTTGCTCACTCGGACGCTGGCGGAGGGGCCGGCTTCTCCAGCTCACCGCCGCCCCCCGTCTCGTCGGTCTTCCCGGCTTCGCCCTCTTCGCCGCCGGGCTGGGCCGGGTGCTGCGGAGCCAACCAGACCAGACACCGGTCGATCGTCGTCCGCAGTGCGCCGACGGGAGCGAGCCCACCCTGACGCGACACCTCGAGCAAGATCTCCGAAGCCTGCCGCAGAATCCTCTGCTCGCGTTTGGTGAGCCGCACACGCCGGTGTGGCTCTTGGTGAGACGTGTTAATGAGCACGGGTTTCCCTTTCGTTGGTGGGAAAACAGATCGAGTCAAGGGACAACAAGATCGCGCACGTTTCGAGGTTGGCCAGCAGCAGCAGGAGCCCCGGCCGATCGACCGCGTTGACCAGCTCGCGGAGGAACCGCCGGGCCAGCACGTCGAAGTGTTCGGCTGGGCACGCCTCAAGATCCCGGCCGAAGCGCAGGTAGCTGTCGCGAACCTGGGCGCTCTCCAGCATTCGGGCGCGAACGCACTTGAGAATTGCCCCGATGCTTGTTCCAGACATCGTGGCCACTGCTTCGAATACTGCCTGGCGCACGGTCACTTCCTGCTCCGGCTGGTCGAGCAGGAGACGAAACGTGGATGCGCAGCGCGAGGCAATGCCGAGATAGTGATCGCGACGTGCTCGG